GTTTGTTGAGGTAATATGGTTGATATAAAATTCATACACGGCGATTGCTTAGAAGAAATGCCCAAACTAGCAGACAAAAGCATTGACATGATTCTTTGTGACCTCCCCTATGGAATGACCGCCTGCAAATGGGACACGGTGATTCCCTTCGAGCCTTTATGGAAGGAATACAAGCGACTGATAAAGGCTAACGGAGCAATAGTGCTTACTGCTTCACAACCATTTACTAGTGCTTTAGTGATGAGTAATCCGAAAATGTTTAAGGTTGCCATTGTATGGAATAAAAAGAAAGCTGGTAATTTTGTTCAAGGAAATATACAACCTCTTAAAATCCACGAAGATGTATTGATTTTTTATTCAAAACAGCCAACATACAACCCACAGAAAACACTTTTGGATAAACCGCAAAAAGTAAGAAACGGAGCAAAGAATAGACAAGATAGAAAAGAAGCAGGTGGTTTTGGTGGAACAGTTATCTATTCCGACAAATTTGAAGCAGACAAAAAACTACCAACAACAATAGTGGAAATATCCAAAGACAACTATGGAAAAAATGTTTTTCACCCCACCCAAAAGCCCGTTGCCCTCTTTGAATACCTTATCCGCACCTACACGAATGAGGGCGACACGGTGCTTGATAACTGCGCCGGTTCAGGCACAACAGGAATAGCGGCGTTTAACACAAAAAGGAATGCTATTTTAATTGAGAAAGATGAAATATATTTTAACGCGGCAAAGGAGCGATTTGACCGGGAGACCCGGCAAGTTGCAATGTGGTAGCCCAACAGCGCAATAAGTGGAATTTGGAGGTCAGCATGACCGAAGACGACGACGTTTTAGTAAGGATTGTAACATGGGATATTATTATATTTTAGATGGCAAGGAAGTAAAAGAGGTTGATTTAATTACATGGGCAGAATGGTATGAAAAAACAGAAATACACGTTGCGGATGAAAAAATTGGCGACGTAAGAGTAAGTACCGTGTTTCTTGGGTTGAATCATAATTTTGGAGATGGTGCGCCTATTTTATTTGAGACGCTCGTTTTTGGTGGTCCGCTCGATGGAGAAATGGATAGATACTCAACATTCCATGAAGCAGAGGCAGGACATAAAGAAATGGTGCGCAGAGTCAAGGAGTCGCATATTCAATAATATAACGCCGGAGCTAACCGGCGAGCGTAGCGAGTCCGCGTTGAGCGACTTGTTATGTGTTTTTTTATAATCTAAGGAGGTTGTAAATGCCACAAAAAAACGGAACTACACTATTATCTTTTGAATTATTAATGCCCAACGTAGGCTCATGGAATGGTAAGTGGACGGGACAAGGGAAGCCATATATTATTGTTGATTGCTTGCTTAAAAGTGAAGCAGAAAAGGCAAAGCAAATTCTTGAAAAAGGATACTATCACTACAATTTTGGGGATGGTTGGTCTGCTGGTGTGTCCGTAAAGGAAATACCTGACAGAAAAACTGCCGCAAAATTAAGAAAAATATCTGCCGGATTCTGCGGGTATGAGATGTTATGAGTCATTTAAAACCGGGACAATATCCGTTGAAGCCGGGAAGAGTAAATGTACCGGTGATTGTTTTGGGGACGGTCGATATAGACAAGACCGGAACAATCAGGAAAGTGACTTCAGCAAGCAGTCAGAAGGTTATTATAGACAGAACAGAGAAGATGATTCAGAACGATTTTCTGGCACAATTAATTCCGTAAAGGAGAGAAGATAAAATGTTAGTTCAGGACATAATTGCAATTAAGGAAGGCAGAATCATTACAAGTGATGGCAGAACTGTCGATCAGATTTACAAAGGATTTCAGATTTACAAGTCGGGGAAAGACCCTGCTGAATTTACCGCCATCAGAGAAACGGAACAGTATCAGGGACCAGAGTTTGCTGTAAAGAGAGAGATTGATAAATACTGGCAGCGGCGGTTGTCGATCTTAACAAGAGCGGTCTTATCAAAAAGAAAGAAAGATGCTGAAGAACTAGCAAAGAATGTAGGCAAAGATTCAACCACCGATGCCCTTGATCCAGATGAAACATTCGACATTAGAGATATAGAGAAGGAAACAATCAATAACAATTATTTTAGAAAGGTGTTGTTCACTGCTGATAGGATGCAGTTGGTGGTGATGTGTTTGCAACCGAATGAAGAAATTGGCAAGGAGGCGCATTCCGCCGATCAATTTTTCCGAATTGAGGAGGGGGAAGGAAAGGCGATTGTGGATGGTAAGGAGATAAATATAAAAGATGGCTCATCTGTCCTTATTAAATCAGGAAGAGTCCATAACATCATCAACGACTCCAATAAGCCATTGAAGCTTTACAGCCTATATTCCCCTCCTCAACATCAGGACGGATTAATTCAAAAGGAGAAGTGAAATTATGGTATCAACAAGACAGCCGTTAAGGAAAAGCGCACTGAAGAGCAAAACCGCCATTGCTGAAAGAAAGAACCGGCCCAAGAAGGTTGTTCGCAGAACAGTTACCATTACCGAGTCTACCATTATGACCGTCGGTAATGTACAGAAGGAGAATAAAGTAGAGGTTTCCTTTGCAGCCGATCCCAATGAAGTTGTGGAGATGGTCTCAGCAAAGAAAAAAAAGAAGAGTGAATAAATGCATAGAATCAATTTCCGTGGATTAAACATCAGGATAGAGCAAAAGGTCGGCTCGGTTCGTGAAGGCGTTAATAAGAAGGGCGAACCGTGGAAGGTCAGATTTTACTATCCTTATGGATTTATCTGCGACACCATGGGAAAAGATGGTGATGAGATTGATTGCTTTATTGGCGATTATTGGGAGTCTGAAAATGTTTACATCATCCACCAATTAAGACCAGATGGTTTGTACGACGAAGATAAGGTGATGCTGGGATTTAGAGATTTAAATTCCGCAAGAGACGGTTATCTTGCTCACTACAATACACAGGGGTTTATTGGTAAGATTACCGCCATGCCGTTCTTTGAGTTTAAGGAAAAGATGAAAACAGTCGGTAGAATTGGGGCGATGGTAAAATGATTGAATTTGTGCTGAAGATTATACTTGCAATATTTGCTCTTCCATTTATCATACTTGTAGGGGCGGTCTTTGGTGCATTTTACTTTAGTTTTGTATGGATTGAGGCAATGACAAGCAATGTCTAAAAAACAGACCTTTGATTTAAGCACAGGTGATTCATTTACAAACTTCTTGGCGAAGCTTGGAGCAAATACGCAGAACCTTCAAAGCTACAGCCAATATTCATTATCACCTTTTGTAACCAGAAATCGTATTGATCTTGAAGCGGCATACAGAAGTTCATGGTTGGTCGGTCAGGTAGTAGATACGATAGCAGAAGATATGACCAGAGAAGGCGTGACCATTAATTCAAAGTTGCCGCCGGAAGATGTAAAACTGATTCAGTCTACCTTTACCGATTTGAATATCTGGCATGAATTGGCCAATACCATTAAATGGGCAAGATTGTATGGTGGCGCTATTGCGGTCATATTGACGGAAGGAGCTGATTACGAAAAGCCATTAAATATAAATGCAATCGGCAAGGGAAGGTTTAAAGGTCTGGTGGTGTTTGACCGTTGGATGCTTGACCCTTCTTTTGGTGATTTGGTAACAGAGATTGGTCCAAGCATGGGCAAGCCGAAGTATTACAGAATCCTTCCGGGTATGCCTGCTTTGTCGGGACAGAGAGTTCATTATTCAAGAGTAATAAGATTTGATGGTATTGAGCTACCCTATTATCAGCGGTTGGCGGAAAACCTTTGGGGCTTGTCGGTTGTAGAGAGAATGTATGACCGACTGATTGCTTTTGATTCAGCTACACAGGGAGCTTCACAGTTATTGCACAAAGCTCATCTGCGGACGATTCAGGTAAAGGGCTTCCGTGAGGCACTGGCATTGGGCGGTGCAACAGAGTCAGCGGTGGTCAAGCAGTTTAACTACATCCGATTATTGCAGACACTTGAAGGTTTGACGGTGCTTGATGGGGATGACAACTTTCAAGTCCATCCTTATAGTTTTTCTGGCATCAGTGATGTATTGATGCAGTTTGGGGAACAGATTTCTGGAGCAACCGGTATTCCCCTTGTAAGATTATTCGGTCAGTCTCCCGCTGGATTAAGTTCTACCGGAGAGTCTGATTTGAGAAATTATTATGACCACATCAATAAACTGCAAGAATCACAGATGAGAGCAGCACTGGTAAAATTGTTTGATGTGGTCGGTCGGTCGGTGTTGGGAAAATCCTTACCAAAAGATTTTGAGTTCGAGTTCAATTCTCTTTGGCAGTTATCCGATACAGAAAAGGGTCAGATTGCCTCTACCGATGCAACCACCATTGCTTCTGCTTATGGCGCTGGGTTAATCACCAAGAAGATTGGTATGAAGGAATTGTTACAGAGTTCCAGAGTGTCCGGTAGATTTACCAATATTACAGAAGAAGACATTGAGAGTGCAAAGGAAGAAGTTCCGGCGGGAGAGGAAAATCCTTTTGCTTCGCCTCCTGAAGGATCAGAGAGCTCCGGCTCCCCTCTCCCTCCATCAGATGAAGACAACGAAAAGACCATTGAAGATTTAAAAAATGATCTGGAAGCTTTGAATATTGAAGGCGGTGATGATGATTCTTTGGATGCATTAAAAAAGAAGCTTGATGAAATTGACGTGGACAGAGAAATTATTGACAAGCCTTCAGCAGCAGACGGAAGTGTAAAGAGATTTTTTAAAGATGGGATTGGCAAAATATTAAAGCCGCTTGTAGGACTGGCATTGGTTTACAGATGGCTTAAAAAAGACAAACAGATTTCTACCGAAGAGAGAGTAAACAGGTTATTGGGAAGATCGGTTTATAGTCCCGGTTCCGATAGTGCTGTGAAACCTAGCAAGAAAGAGATTCTCGAATCTATTCAAAAAGAATTGAAAAATATTCGTTCCACTTTTGATGCTCATTTAAGAGCACCAAAAGGCGGTGTATCTATTAAGGGAAAGGAATTCAAGGGCGGAGAATTTATTCCCTCCGAAGGCGGTTACGCCGAAGAATATGAAAAGATGCAGAAGGAAGGAAAGTCTGGTTCTTCTGAAGAGCCGAAAGAGGAAAAGTCTCCTGAAAAGAAAACAGATAAAAAAGAGAAAGAAGAAAAACCCAAAAAGGAAAAGAAACCAACCATTAATTATCCTGAACCGAAACGATCAAAGATGGAAGCAAGCTTTATTGGAACCAAACGATTACCGCCAACAAAGGTTCTGAATAAAAAGGGAGAAGAAGTAGAGAAAGCTGGTGCTCTGGTTATGGCGAATGGAGACCCGCTTCCCAAACATGTAGCTCATATCGCTATTCCTCCCGCTTGGCAACATGTCAGAATTAATCCAGACCCAAAGGGTGAAGCATTGGTAGCTGGCACAGACCAGAAGGGCAATCGTCAGGTAAAATACTCGAAAGCTCACGATGAAAGAGTAGCCATTATAAAGTTTGCAAAGGTCAGAAAGCTTGAGGCGAATATTGATAGGGTCATTAAGAATATCGAAAGGAACTATAAAGGAGACAAGAAGGAGCAAGCTTTATGTTTGAGATTGATAGAACAGACCGGAGCAAGAGCTGATACAGGAAGAAATGCTGGTGAAGTCAAAACCTACGGCGCCTCGTCCTTGCAGAATAAACATGTCAAAGTCAATGATGATGGTTCGGTTGCTGTCGAGTTTATCGGTAAGCATGGTAAACCGAATTATTATAAGGTCAATGATCCGACCCTGTCAAAGATTTTGAAAGAGAGGGCTAAAAGACCCGATAAAGAACAAAAGGTATTTGATACCAATTACAGAGAGCTTAAAAAGTTTTCAAAAGAAGTCAGCAATAATACACCGAAAGCTTTCCGGACAAGAATCGGTACCAATCGGGCGAAAGAAGCGGTTGCAAAGATGCCGGCGCCCAAGACAGAAAAAGAATTAATGAAAGCAAAGCTGACTGTTGCAGAGGCGGTATCTAAATATTTATGCAACACCAGAAAAGTCTGTCTTGAAAAATATATTGATCCAATCGTTTTTAAAGCTTGGAAAATAAAGGGAGAGTAACATGCCAGAAATCCTTGATGAAGATGATCTTGAATACAAGATGGAAGATGAAGATTGGGATTCAACCGAATATTCAAAAAAGGTATTAGGTTTTGATCCCGGTATAAAGCTTTCACCGGAAGATGAAAAAGAAATAGAAGCTACCGCAAAGAAGCTTTTTGAGGAAATGATGTAATGTTGGATACGATTCAACAAGAAAAATTTAAAACCATTTGGGAAAAGGGGAATTGATGAACTCCATTCAATGGATGGAAAAGTTATCTGAACATTGGAAGATTGTTTCCTTTACCCAAAGTAAGGAGTCAAAGAGCCGTTATATCTTTATTTGCAAGGATGAAGTAGAATGTTAACATTGACGCAACCGGTAACAAATATTGTATTTGATAAGAAACCGACTCCGCCTGTTAAGATGACGCCTGCGGAGAGGAAGTATTTCAATGCTATGAAGCTGGTTGCCAAAGAGATTGAAAAGATATTGAAGTCAACGCTTACATCAGCTACAAAAGCCCAAGGTATTAAAGCCATCAGCCTTTTGAAGAAATACAGCAAGACATTAACAAAGTGGTCTAACCAAACAGTTGCCACCATGTTTTATAATGTTGACAAAGATAATAAAAAGAAGTGGGATAAATTATCGGCAAAGATGAGTCAAGAGTTAAAAAAAGAACTTTCAAAAGCACCAGCAAAGACTTGGATGCAGAAGTATATGGATGACAATGTTGGTTTGATTAAGTCAATACCCATAGATGCTGCAAAGAGAGTTCACAAGCTTATCAAAGAGAATCAGTATGTTGGATTGCGTTCTACAGACTTGATTGACGAGATCATGCGGATTGGTAGTATCAGCGAGAACAAGGCAAAGATGATTGCTCGAACCGAAACTTCAAGGTATTCAACAGCACTGACTCAGATGCGTTCTGAATCTATTGGAGCGGATTGGTATATCTGGAAAGCTGTCGGTGATTTCAGAACCCGTAAGGGACACAAAAGAATGGATGGAGTTATTGTTAGTTGGAACGATCCTCCCAGCCCGGAGAAGTTGGTCAGTGAAAAGGCTTATGGAGAGTATCATGCAGGAGAGACTTTTAACTGTCGATGTTATCCGGAGCCAATTTTAGATGTAGATGATGTGAATTTCCCTGCAAAGGTTTATCGAAGCGGAAGAATTCAGACCATGAAGAAGGATGAATTTACCAGACTGGTGACGAGGCATTAAAAATGGAAACCATTGAATGCAGTAAATGCGGTGCGATATTTGAAAAGACAGGTGCAAAGGACAAACTGCGGAGGTTCAAAGATAAAAGGTTTATGACCACTTTTCATTGTCCGAACTGTGATGCTAGAGTGATCTTGAAAAATGGTGATGAACCGATTTCAATATATTTAAAAAGGTTGGAGCGGCTGAAGGAGCAAGCGAGAAGGCTTGGTGACAGACAAGAAGTAAATGAACTGCAAGACGAAATAGACCAAATCAACAGGGAGATTAAAATGAACGCCGGGAAGACGAAAGACAAAAAGTTTTCTATGAAGGATCATGGGTATGTTGTAAACAGGATTGGTAGTTATGAAATTATTGAAGGCGCGGGTGTTGATGGTGGTTGGTGGTATGCAAAGGAAAGGAAAGGTCGTCCTCCCCTTGAAACAAAGAAATTTAAAACTAGAAGGGAAGCGGAAGAACATGCTAGAATGTCAACAGATGATGCAGCTTACGATCCCACCAAACCCAAAAACATTGCCAAAGCCAAAGCTTTATCGGTAGCACAGGGGAAAGCGGCTTCTGATGCGAAAGTGGAAGTTAAACAGCAGTCAGATGTTGGTTCCAACCAATGGGGAATTTATGTTGATGGCAAATTGGTTGAGGGTGGATTCTTTTCTAAATCGGCGGCAGAAGAAGCATCAGTTCAGTATAGTAAAGATGAAGCTTATGATCCGCTTGACCCGGAAAACATTGCAGAAGAGAAAGAGTTGGCAAAGGCAAGAGGTGCTGCGGCAGCGGATGCCAAGAGTGCTATAATAACTGTAGGAGATAATAATTGGGATATAATTATTATGGACAGCACTCACATAAAAATGAGTTTGCGTTATTCTGACGGTAAACAGAATTTTGGCATTCCACTCCATATTAATCAACTTTCTCCTGATTTTATAAACGCCCTTAAAGCAAAAGGTTTGATCAAAGGTAATTACTTTGTTGAGGATTCCAAAACCAAAGACTCTCTCTTCAAAGGTCAGAAGGTTACAGCAATCAAATCCGAACAAGGGTTAAGGGAAGGCGAAACCTATACCGTGCTTGGAGAGGAAGAAATCATTAAGCAGATTGTCGGAGAAGGAAATGCTATCGTTTATAAGCTTCAGGACTCTTCTGGCAATGTAATTGTGATTGAAAATCCAGAAGGATTGTTCTATGAGGTGAAGGATTCTTTGATTCCCGTTCGTCAAAACATGTCTTCAAAAGAAGTTGAATATAAAGTAGGTGGTCAGTGGAAGCCAATTGAAGGAAAAGTAAAAGCTGCATATGAAAATGATCAAATAAAGTATGACCGTGCAGATGGCGGTTATCATTATTACACTTGTGAGGTGAAGGATTCCAAGACGAAGGACAACTATCGTTCGGAACAAGCCTATGATGAAGGGTATAAAGCTGGGAGAGAGGGAAAAGGAATAAATGCTAATCCTTATTCGGATGTTTCAAAGTCTGGTTATGCCGATCTTCATGATTCTTGGCAAGATGGGTGGAAATCAGGGAAGTTGAATTCTAAGGCAACCGATTCCGATCCCGAAGAAAACGAATCCTTAAAGGTCAAGATTGGCGACATCAAAAAGAATATGGATGCTGCCCGGAAGATGGGGTATGACACGGAACCTTATCAAAAGGAAATTGATAAATTGGAAACAAAGGATGACAAAGAGCTTAAAGAAATGTTGGTGAATGATGCTCCCGATTATTATGGTGCTATTGTCGCAACCGCAAGACGGGGAAACAATCCGAGAATGGGCGGGGCTGAATTAAGAAAAAATATTGAACCTTTTATGACCGCTCATGGTGTTCAGTTTAATGAGGAAGAATTCAACAAAGCTTATAAGGAGTTCAGCCATGCCGGTGTAAGCAAAGCTGCTTTCATGAAAGGAACCGATGCGAAAACAAAGGATGCTCTTATAGAGTGCATGGAATGCGGGAAAAAATTTAAAAAGAATTTGTCTCCTAATACTTTTGAAGTAAAATGCCCTAAATGCGGCGGTTATGATGTAGAAGTAATTTCTGGGGATTCCTCAGACTTCTACACCAAAGATCCTCTGACCAAGAAGGGGCAGAAAATCCTTGCCGCCATGCAGAAAGTTTATGGTGAGGAAAAAGGTAAGCAGGTCTTCTATGCCAGTAAGAGCAAGGGAACGATTAGTGGTGTAGATGGTAAAACAAAAGACGAAGAAGTTCATTTAAGTGGAAGCATAAATAAAGACAAATCAGTAATTGATCGACTACTAAAATTTTGGGAAGGACAATATTCTGGTCAAACAGATAAAGGAGCTATTTTTAAATTTAAAAATGAATCGGATGCAAACGGATTTCGTAAAGATATAAAAAAGCAAGTGTTTTCTGTGTTTGTAGATTCCAAAACCAAGGATCAAGAAATCAAAATCATCATTGGCGAAGATCCAACAAGCCCCAGTCCTGCCGAACAGAAGGTTGAAGGCAACGATGTTATTTATAAGGAATACACATTGAAGCAGTTGCCGGAGACGGGAGAGTTTGAAATCTATGCTCCGGGCGGTTCGATTGTAGGTCATGCAAAGGCTTTAGAATTGGCTAAACTGTTTGTTGATCGGATTGTAGCAAGTCGGGTGGGTGATGAATGGTCGGAAGAAGCTCGAAAAAAGCTTTAGAGACGAGGAGAAGAAATGCAAATGCAACGGTGATATATAAATAGATTTGATTTTTTTGAAAAAGCAAATATACTTGTAATTGTAAATGGGAGATGGCAATGATGTATTACATTACAGAGCAGTTAAGTGAGCATATCGGAGAAACTCCTGAAGGTTTTTTGTTGTGTAAAGATGTTCCTTTAACGAGAACAGGAGTATTTGAATATACTGCTTCCGAGGTTCCTGTTGAAGCTTCTCTTGATGGTATGGTTAAGATTCAAAGAGATGATGATGAAGTATTTGCACAGAATACTATTGCATCATTTGAAGGAAAACCGGTCACAATAAATCACCCCGAAGGAATGGTTACTCCGGAGAATTGGAGCGAGCTTGCTCATGGCGTTGTTCAGAATGTAAGAAGGGGGGATGGAGAACAGGCAGACCTTTTACTGGGAGACATTTTGATTACAACTGAAAAAGGAATTGAGCTGGTAAAATCTGGATTGCGGGAAGTTTCCTGTGGATACGATGCTCAATACGAACAGATTGAAAAGGGGAAGGGGAAGCAGAGAGAAATCATTGGCAATCATGTTGCCTTGGTTACAAAAGGGAGAGCGGGGAGTAGGTGCACTATCCAAGATAGTGGAGATAAGGAAAACGCTATAACGACGAAGGAGGATATTTATAAGATGAAAGCTAAAGATTTGTTCAAGCGCATCTTTCCGAAATCCCGATTTGCCGATGCTTTGGCTGACGAAGACTTGGGTGAGCCCGCACCGGTAGAGGGAATGGATGATGTGGAGAAAGCGCAGCAGGCTGCTGCCGAAGCCAAAACTGCCGCAGAGCAAGCAGTCGCTGCCGCAGAACAAGCGGCGGAATCAGCAAAACAAGCCTCTGAAGCAAAAGAGGTGGAAGAGCCCCCCGCTGAAGAGCCTCCGGTGGAAGAGAACATTGAAGATGAGTCTCCTGACCTTGCTGCTGTCATTGAGCGTCTTGATAAACTTGAGGCTCTTGTTCAGGAATTGATTAGGATCGAGTCTGAAGAAGGTCATGAGGAACTTCCTGCTGGCGATGCCGAAGGGGAAGAGGGGAAAGAAAAAGACCTTGAAGAAGTTCAGGACGATGAAGGAGAAGAAAAAGAAGAAGGTTGGGAAGAGGAATTTAACGATGTAGCGAGCAATGCGGAAATCATTGATCCCGACATCATAGTTACTCCGCCCAAGACGAAGGATGCTGCTCCCAGACAGATTAAAAGGATTAAGATGGTTGCATTGAAATCCGCCATGACTTCTGACAGTGCTCCGATCGTCAACAAACTGCTGAATGGTAAACAGTTGGAGGCATTAAAGCCTGAAGAACTGGACAGCGTATTTTTCACCGCAAGTAAAATGATTGCAAGAGTGAGAGATTCCAAGGTTCAGAAATCGACGGTAGATGCGAAGAGTTATTTCAAAGGTATCTCTTCGGAAATTGGGGAAATCAATAAAGCAAATAAAAATTTCTGGAAAAATAGAGGAGGATTCTAACATGAGTAATGCTTTTATTACGAGAATGCCTGCTGGAATTGCAGGAGACGTGACAAGAAGGGAACATGCTGACATTGAACCGCAGGTGATGGATACTGACTATCCTGTGCTTCGTTATGGTGAGCCTGTTAAGATGGTTGATGGAGAGATTCGTCCGATTACGACCGGCGATGACATCAATGACATTTATGGTTTCGGTTGCCGTGCTTACCCGGTTCAGACCTCTTCCAATGAAGCTCTGGGAACAGGAACTCCCCCGACCAATCTTCATTTCGATGTTCTGCGACGGGGTTACATGACCGTGAAGGTTCAGGACGGAACTCCTGCAAAGAATGCTTCCGTTTTTGTTCGCACGAATGCTGCTTCCGATCCGGTTGCTCAGCCCATTGGCGGTCTGGAATGTGACTCTGACGGCGGTGATTGCTTTGAGATCACCAATGCCAAGTTCATGGGTGAAGCTGATTCCGATGGCAATGTTGAAATTTCTTATAACCTGTAAAAAGTACAGATTCTGATTAGGAGGAAAAGATGATTACATACGATAGAATGACGATTGATAGTACCGGAGTATTTTTGATTGGCGAGCTTGAAAGACTCGATCAGACGTTGCATGAGCCTCTTGTTAACATTACATGGGGCAGAGACATTGATCTTCGTGAAGACGTTTCCATTGCTGACGATTCTTCGAGCTTCACGAATTCTACCTTTGCTGCTGCCGGTAGCGTTCAGTCCAGCGGTAAGAATTTCATTGGCAAGGTTTCCAATGCTATTCCCGGCGTTGCGGTTGATATTGGCAAGACCTCTCAGCCGTTGTTTCTCTGGGGCATGGAAGTTTCTTATACCATCCCCGAACTGATGTCCGCACAGCAGCTCGGTCGCCCGGTTGATGCCCAGAAGTATCAGGGTATGCAGTTGAAGTGGCAGATGGATATTGACGAAATGGTTTACACCGGTGACACAGCAATGGGTAAATACGGTCTGCTGAATTCCACCGCTGTTACTACGAGCTTTGTTGATGTTGGTGATGGTGGAGCGACCCAGTGGACGACAAAGACCGCCGATGAAATCCTGGAAGACGTCAACGATCTGATTTCAGATTGTTGGGCCGCTGCTGGCTACGCTGTTTGCCCCAGCAAGCTTTTGCTTCCGCCTGCACAGTTTGCTTATATCACTTCTCAGAAAGTAAGCACCGCCGGCAATATCAGCATCCTGCAGTTCCTTGAGGACAATTGCATTGCTCTGAAGATCAACGGCAAGAAGCTTGACATTCAGCCCTGCAAATGGCTGGTAGGTCTTGGCGTTCCCGCCGGTTCTCCGTCTGTTGCCACTGACCGTATGGTTGCATACAGTCAGGATAAGAACCGTGTTCGTTACCCGTTGGTTCCGTTGCAGAGGACTCCGCTGGAGTATCGGTCGATTTACCACATCACCACTTACTTTGGCAAGTTGGGTGTTGTGGAGATCGTCTATCCGGAATGCGTCATGTACAGGGACGGCATCTGATTTCAATAAGTTAGGTGCCAATCAAAAAGGAGTTTGTTATGGCTATAGCTAAGATTAAATTTAATGTCCCGGTGCAGATTAAAAATGCTCTTGGGAAACGAGAAACGTTTAAACCCGGCATTTATGAACTTGATGAGAAAGTTTTGAGTCATTGGTTCATTCAGGGTTTGATTGCCTCCGGCGGTGCAGAAATTCTTGAACCGACAATCAAACCTGAACCGGCTAAACCAAAGCAGCAGGAGTTGCCCTTTACCGCTCCTGCTGCTTCAAAACCGGTTCCGATCAAAAAAACTGAACCGGAAAAGCCTGTTGTCGTTGATTTGGGAGCAGAGGGCAAGGTAGAGGTTGAAGAAATCAAGCCCTCTGCCCCAAAAAAGAAGATAGAAGTTGGTGAATCTATCGCTGCTCCGAAGCAAGAAGATAAAAAGACCGTTTTGAGAAAGAAGAAACGGTCTAAGTAAGAGGAGTATGATCAATGGCTGTTGACACTTGTGAATTCAAGAAGGTGTTCCCCGAATTTGTTGATGACAATAAGTATCCTCCAGCACAGATTGAATACTGGGGGAGCATAGCAGAGCTTCGTCTAAATGCTGACCGTTGGGGGAATTTGCTTACTCATGGAAAATATCTTTTTGTTGCTCATAATATTGCTTTGTCTGCGCAAGCGGTGGCAGCGGCAAATCAAGGATCAAGTGTTCTTCAGTCAACAGGCTTAATAGCAGGAAAGAGTGTCGGAGATGTTTCAATCAGTTATGATACCGGCGCCTCAAATGAAGAAGGCGGTGGTAATTATAACTTAACTCGATATGGTAGAGAACTTTTAAGGCTGGCAAGGATTGTAGGTATTGGTGGTGCTCAACTGCTTTCTGCCGACACAACGGTTCCTTATCTTGGTGAAACATGGTAACGGGTCAGGTTCAAAGAAAAGTTAATATTGATCTTGATAAGGTCTTGGCTCAATTAAAGAAGAAGGCTGTTTATGTCGGCATTCCGAAAGAGAACAGCAAGAGGGATGATGGAGAAATGACAAATGCTTCTTTATTGATGATACATTCAAAGGGCAGTCCTCTTCGTCATCTCCCTGCAAGACCGGTCATTGAACCTGCAATTGAAGATGAAACCAATAAAGCAAAGATTTCCAGACAACTAATTGCCGCAGCAAATAAGGGATTAAATGGCGATCAAGTTGGATTTGTCGCTGGATTAAATGCTGCCGGTTTACAAGCTCAAAATGTTTGCAGGGAGTGGTTTAAGAACCCGAAGAATGGCTGGGAGCCTTTAGCGCCTTCTACCATTCAAGCAAAGGTCAGGAAATACGGTAAGGGTAAAAAGGTTGATACCTCCAGCATCGTTCCTCTTATTGACACTGGAGAAATGAGAAAAGCTATTGCGTACGTGTTGAGGGATTCATGATTTACGTAGGGGAATTGATAACGGACCCGGACTTTTCACAGAAGTTTACTGTGTATCGCAGTAATGGTTCTTTTGTTGATGGGGTTTGGACGGAAAGTGTGCCTACGAAGATTGAGATGTTAGGTATAGTTACTGTTATGAGTCCCAGAGAGCTTCATCAGTTGCCTGAAGGCGATAGAGTTTCTGGCGGTATGAATTTTCATACCAATCAAGCTCTGTATGTTTCCAGAGAAGGAACGTATGAAGGAATCTCCGATAAGATTTACTGGAGAAACAATTACTATAAATTGGCAAGCGTTCTGCCCTATGCTGATTACGGTTATTACAAAGCTTCAGGGGTCAGGACAAAGGGTGCTTAAATGGCCGAAGATATTTATTTGACATTATCTGAACTGCAAAAGATTTTCTATGATCTTTTCGTTTCCATGTTTAATGGCAGTCCTACCGAAAGTAAGGTAAGATGGTCTTGGCCTACACAGGGAGCACCTGCGTTTGGGATAAGCGATAACATTGCTTTCCTTAAAATATATGATGTCGCCGGTAGTATGACAGTTCAAAGAGAAGATAAATATTCTCAGGAGAGCGGTTTATCTAACATGTCCACAGGGTACACCCGAACATTGAGATTGGACTGTATTTTTTATGGCCCGAATTCATGGGAGAGTGCAAACACAATCAGGAATAGAATGTTCTGGCAAGAACATCATGACGTGCTGGCGCAATCAAACATTTATCTGATTCCGAGATTTGATCCGCCAAGAAGAATTCCTGAGTTATGGCAAGGGCAGTGGTATGAAAGATGCGATTTGAGTATGAATTATAATGAATTGGTTGTGCTTAATCGCGAGGTTCCCTACATTGAAAAGGTTCCTGTGGGGGTTTGTGGCGGAAATGGTCTTAAATATGATTTTGACATTAAATAAGTGAGGTAAGAAAAAATGACTACACGATCATTGGACAGTATTGTTGACATTCAGGTATTGATAAGCCCTCTTGCTGCTGCAAGGTCAACGTTTAACCAGGCGTTGATTATAGGGGAATCTACCGTGATACCGTTGTCGGAAAGGCTTCGATTGTATGAAAGTGCAACTGAAGTGCTTGATGATTTTGCGTTGACGGACGAGGAATATATTGCAGCGTCGATTTACTTTTCGCAATCGCCGGCTCCAGACAAGCTCTGGATTGGCCGTCGCGATTCTGGCGAAACATTTGTTCAGGCATTGCAGGCTTGTCGTGAGGCAAGTTCGGAGTGGTATATTGCCATTTGTCTCGGCGCTGCATATGCTGACCACATTGCTTGTGCAGCGTATATTGAAACCGCAACGCCTTCCAGTGTGTATGCATACACCACCAGTGATGCGGATTGTTTGACTGGCACCGCTTCGCCTCCGGATATTTTCACCTATCTGAAGTCTTTGGATTACAGTCGGTCAATCGGGCAGTATGCAACTACTCAAGGCGGCATTTATCCCAACAACATTTATGCGATTGTTGCAATCATGGGTTATGCTTGCGGTCAGAATTCCGGGTTGGCCAATTCT